ATATCTTTTTTTAAGCCTGTGACGTGTCCATAAAGAGCTACCAGATGTTCACCTGTAGTTTTAGGACTTTTAGCCATTATATTCCTTGTAACCTTGGATCTTTAGATGTAATATTTTTTGTAGCTTTAGGTCTAGCTATAGAGTCCATACTTCTTTTACGAAGTTGTACTTTAGCAGATTCCTGCTTTCGTCTTTCATCTATTTGTTTTTTTAAATCTCTGATTAAATTCATAGTCTACAAAGTATAACAAAATTAATTTTTAAGGCTAGAAAATAATGATTAACATTTCCATCTTCTACGAGCTTGTCGTATTCTAGAATTAGGATTATTTCTTGTCTTTGCAGAGCTTCTTTTTAATTGTCCTAATGATCTTGCACAATAAGATTTTCTTCTTTTAGCTGCTTTACTACCAGGTTTTACTTTACCAGTTACAGCCATAGATAATTTAGAACCAGGATTAGCTCGTCTATAAGCTTTAATTCCTGCTCTAGTCATACCTGCACCTTTTTTAGTAGGTCGATAATATTTTTTTCTTCTAGGAATATCTCCAGTTCTTTTTCTAGGTCTAACTCTTGTTCTAGCCATTATCTACCCTGTCTATTATATTTTTTAAAACTTCGTTTTTCATTTTTATTCAAAGTTTTTTTATGTCTTCGAGGTCTTTTCTTTGGTTTTGGTCTAGGTACGAAGTGGGTAAACTTTTGTTTAGCCATTTACTTTTTTTTCTTCTTTTTCTTCTTCTTACCTTTTTTAATTACACCTCTTGCAATTAAAATATCTTTTTTAGTAACTTTACCATCACCTGACATATCTGGAAATTTTTTTCTTTTTTTCATATTATTCTTTTTTCTTTCCTGGTCCAATGTTAATAGGAATCACTTTAGCTTTTTTCTTATTAATTATATCTGATGCAGAAGTATAATCTTTAGCTTTACCTTTATATAAAACTCCACCTTTGAAAGTGTCAGATACTGCAGCGTTAGCTGTCATTTCTCTTTCTTTAGATTTACCTTCTTCGTAGCCATCGTCATCAATTAATTTAGCTTTAGTTACATTTTCAAATTCTACTTCTGGATCTTTTTTAGCCATTAGTCTATCTCCACTTCTATTTTTAATGATTTCATCATTTGCATATGATCAGCTTTTCTTTGATCATCTATTTTTACAACTTCATCTCCAGGATTTTGCATTGCTTTTTTTAACATAGCAGCATCTTCTACAGCACTTGGAAACTTGTCGTAAAATCTTTTATCAGCGTCTTTTACATCTTGAACGCTATATTGTTTTACTCCAATTTTATTTTTCATCTAAGTCCTCCGGTGTACTTAATTTTTTATTCAATATACCTTGAAATACTGAATGTGTAAAGGTAGGAAGCATCATTTCGCTTATAGGCGATTTTACATGGCCAGTAGACCAAGATATACAAGGAACTCCCTTTTCGTCCCATGCTACTAAAGCATAGCCTTTTATATCTACTTTGGCGCTAATACGAATACAAGAATCATGAAAAGCATTTACTACTTCGTCATCTTGACGTTGTTCAACTTCTTTAGCTACAACTTTTCTAGGCGTTACTCTAAACGAATCAAGAGTAATAATGTTTGTTTTCGCCACGTTGCTTTCGTGTTTCATAATCTTCGTCCTCTGGATCATCGGGATGAGTTACTAAAAATCCATCCCTTATACGCAATAAAGCTTGAACACATGTATCATGGATATCATCGTGCTTTCCATATGGAAATTGCGCTGATTCTTCTATAACACTCTTAGTCCAATCTTCATCCATAGTAAACACTAATCCACCTTCAAACATAGAAGATACACTATGTGTTCTAGAAACTTTATCTCGATCAGGAGAATAAGTAATTACAGGGATTCCCGAACGTCTTAAATCTTGTATTAAACTTTGCCCACTTGCTTTTTTCTCAATTAATACTTGATCAGGTCTCCACTCGTAATAGCTATCGTTAGCTCTTTTTCTTAAATCAGGAAATTCTAATCTTTCTTTCCAAGCGTCTAATAATATACATGCAGCGTAAGGAACGTTATTTTCATCTCTTGCTGTAAACACTCCCCATGTGGTGCACGCTGAAAAGTCAGCAGTGCTTTTAGTAGAGTAAGCAGTATCATAAGATTGAACAACATAACTTAAAGTTGGAATACTATCTCCATCATAAATATTCCACCAATCTCTTTTAATAATTGAACCTTCTTCGTTACTTGGATTTTGTTGATACAATGCTGACCATACTCTATCACCAACTGTAGCTTTAATTTTATTCAAGTCTTCTTTAGAATAAGCTTCAGGCCATAAAGCGTTACCTGAATTATCTATCGCTGGTAAATCTAAAACTTTCCAGTCTTCTCCAGATTCATTTAAAATGTAGCCAGCTAAATCGTCTTGGTGCCAACGAGTTTGAATAATAATCACTTTACCACCTGGTTGAAGTCGTGTGTAAGCTACAGCTTTATACCACTCTATAAGATTTCTTCTTTGAACTTCTGACTCAGCGTCTTCTCGACCTTTAATCGGGTCATCAATAATTAATAAATGCGCACCTCTACCAGTAATCGCTCCACCGGCACCGACTGCTGTATACGTTCCACCTTGCATCGTATGAAAACGTTTAGCTGATGTACTGTCTGATCTAAGAGCTACATTTTGAAATACATTATTAAAATCTGGTGATTGTAACTGGTTCCTTACTTTACGACCAAAGTCATCTGCTAATTCTTGAGCATAAGTCGATTGTATTACAAACTCATTTGGATTATTTCCTAAGTACCATGCTGGAAAAAACTCTGAGCATAACATTGACTTTCCATGCCTTGGTGGCATGAAGACTGCAAGACGTTTTATTTCGCCAGTTTCTAATTGTTGTAAATGTTTAGCAATCAGTTGTATATGAGCTGGATCCTTGTACCCAGGATACATATGCTTAGCGTAAGATAATAAATCCTTACGAGCTTTAGACGTAGATAAAATTTTAGTGAGGTGTTCTATTATCTCCGCTGCCCGAGGATCCTTCGTTTCCTGAAATATCTGAATAGCTGACTTTAGTCGTTCCTTTAATGTCTGTTCTTGCATTTTGTTTTCCTGCGCCTATTGCACCTTTTTTTCGATACTCATCAAATTTATTTGCAACTAAATGTAACGGCTCTATCTCTTTTCGTACAATTTTTCTCCAATGTACAGAGGGTTGACCTATTTTTTCTAAATACCAAGCTAACTTACTTGCGTCTGCTGTTCTAGCATTCCACATTTTTGCATGATGTAAATCGCCTTCTTGATCAGGGTTCCCTTCTTTGTAGACACGTTCTTTAAAGACATCATCGTTATTGTTACCAGTAATGTCAGCTCGATCATGAGTTACATCTATATCAACGTCTTTCATAATATCCAACATATAAGCTATTTCAGAAATCCATGCATCGTTTTGTCCATGTAAACTTATATGATCTAATAATCTAAACCAATCCCATGGGAATATTGGAAAGATACTATAAGGGTGTCCTGTCTGTTCTTTAACTCTTAGCACATTAAAATTTTTTTCAGACTCTATAACTTCATCCCAATGTTTAGTATTCATAATCGCATCATCATTGAAAAACATTACCCAGGTACCCTGAGCATATGCGCATAAAGAATTATTATACATATGGAGGTTCTGGTACCCCATTCGTTTAAACTTTAGTACACTTTGATTTTTATAATTTTTTTCTTTTAAAAACTTTATAGTTTCTTCGTCATCGTCATCGACACCGAAAAGAGGTTGAATTTTATCAGGATTTTTTGCATTAGACAATAAAGAATCCATAGATTTCTTTAGCTGGCTAACTCTCTTACGAGTAGGGAGTAATATAGATATAGTCATGGATCAATGATACTTTGATTTATGTGGATTGAAAACCTATTTCTTTTCTTCTATTTCGTAGAAGAACTTGTCAGTGTCCTCGGTCCGCCAATCCTTATTCTCTACGTTCCATTCGGTCGTTTGAACTTTGTAGTCAGGAACTTCATTTCGGGTTGTGAACGAATTAATATTCCATAGTATTCTGTTATTAGGCTGAGCAGCGTAATTACCATTGTCAAGCTCCAATATATGAGCGCACTTATGTTCCTGAGGAATTTCAGAATGATCTGTATCAAGAAGATTGGCATCAGGATGACACCAGTCAACGGTAAACAGATACTCACCGTGATATAGTTTCTTATCTTTTCCAATATATTTGGCTCGTTGTCCTTCTAGAAAAGCAAAGTGATTAATACTATGATAATAACTAAAGCTATTCCACAGTTGAAGCTCGTCAATCGACATATCAGGCACTTCGGCTCTGTCATGCGATTTTTCGAAAAACGCTGAGATAGGCAAGCGCCAAAAGCAGGCACCATTTTCCAGCATGATATTAAAAAGGAGACCACGACCTGCGATACTTGTAAGACCAAAGATAACACAGTCTTCGCTTTCTCCATGATGTTTCTGTAAATCATATAAATACTCCTTACGAATTTTACAATATATAGGCGGAATGCTACTATTTAAAAAAGCCATTGTACAGTATTAAAATAAAACAAAAATTTTTTCTACAAAATTTATACGTATATAAGTCATTTCATACTATACTATATCTAGTATAGTAG